AATCTATTATGAAAAGTAAAATACTACTTATAATTTTTTTGTGTCTAACTTCCTGTAAGAGTCTAGACTTTAATCCAACAACAACTATACTTAAACATATAATAACTAGCAAGGATAAATAATGTTTGAATGGAAACACCCAGATTATTATAATAAAATAAAAAAAGATTTCCATAAGGAAGCAAGGAGAGAGGAAGCAGAATTAAAAGAATCCTATAGAGAATCTCTTAAACAAACTAAAGAAAGAAAAGACTTGACAAATAATAATAAATATGATAGGGATAATCATAATGAAAAAATATAAAGTTAGAGTATTTGGAATGGGCATAGATGCTAAAGCATTAATACCTTTTCCCTGTGAGCCAACCTTAGATATGATTGAGAATGTTGTAGCTGAGTATTTAAATGAAGGGCTAATGAAAGTAGAGTATGACACCTTCCATATAAGAAATAGATATACAATAACTTACGAGGAAATTCAATCTGAATTATAAACAACAGCTAGAAGTAATAGAGGGACTATTCATTCCACCAGATACAGCTATCAGAATGGATTGTCCTTTCTGTCATGGTAAGAATACCCTATCAGTAGATACAGCTTCCAATAATATAAATTGGTTTTGCTTTCATGCTGCCTGTAAAGCTAAAGGTAAGTATACAGGTGAGAAAGATATGAATTATGTAAACTCAACATTCAATACTAATAATAAAACAAATGATGTACACTTTGCGATACCAGATAGTTTTACAACTGTATATTCAGATGACAAAGCAATGAAGTATCTACATAAGAATAATTGTTGGGAAGCATGGAGTTTAGGTAGAGCCACAATTAAATTTGATGTTGCACAGAACAGGGTAGTATTCTGCGTTAAAGATCCAAAAACAGATGAGATTGTAGGTGCAGTAGGTAGAGGATTAACTTCCAGAGTATACCCTAAATGGTATATGTATGGTAACAAAGATGTACCATTTTCTTGTGGTCTATTGGAACATAAGGAAGCTATCCTTGTAGAAGATTGTGCCTCTGCTTGTGCAGTATCTAATGTATTAACAGGTATAGCTTTGATGGGTACATCATTAAAAGAATCTCATAAGAAACACTTGACACAGTACAAGAAATTGTATATAGGTTTAGATAGAGATGCAACAATAAAATCATTTGATATTGCTAATGAATTAAAATCTTATGGTGTTAAGAACGTTCATGTTAAAGTATTAGAAGATGATTTAAAATATTACAAAACAAACGAAATAAAGGATATGTTTAATGACTGATAAGATGATGCAAGAAATAGTAGATGACTGGAGAGAGTGGAGATATGATATTATAGAATTAAATACTGCTACATGGACACAGAGAGATGAGCATAAACTTAATGCTATAACAGTTATATTAGAAGAACAATTAAAATTACAGAAAGAGTAATAAAAAATGGAGGATTATAATGCAAGATGAATTTATGTTTAAAAATAAATATCCATATAAAGCAGGGCATCGAGGGCATAGAAACTCAATAACAAGTGCAGAAGATACTGATAAAAGATTAAGCAGATTACATAAGCAAATATTAACTGAGTTATATAAAAACCCAGAAGGATTAATTGGTTCTGAATTATCTAACATTTTAAATGTTAACTTATTAACAATTAGACCTAGAACTACTGAACTTAAATTACAGGGTGTAATAGTTGATACCGAAAAAAATAGAAATAATGAGGGAGGAAAACCTGAATCAATATATAAGTTAAGATCAGAAACTTTACTAGAGGAGTTTGATATAAATGTATCAGAGCATAAACTTAATGCAATAACAAATATGTTAGAAGAACAATTAGAATTACAAACAAAGGAGTAGAAAACAAATGGATGATATATATTTAAATACTTTTAGTAATGATCTAAAAGATAGTATTAAAAAAAGGTTAGACAAAGATGGCAGAGGGTATAATGATTTGGAAGAAACAATAGATAGATTGACTACACAAAAAGAATACCTACAAGAGCAATTAAGAAAAGCAGGAACAGAAATTAAAGAATTAAAAGATGATAATAAAAAATTATCCAGACAAATCGAGGATAATAATAATCTTGTAGGGAAATTAAGAGATAAGGCATTAATATGAAATGCTTTTTAATTATATCACACGAAGAAGAAATAGATACCCCTGATGGAGGTGAGCCTACTGAGTGGATTACTGTTAGGAATATGATTCATTTTAAATCCTTTGCAAAAGCACTAATTTATTTACAAGAAAATATATGTGATGGGGATACTCGTAAGCTTATGAATCTTAAGACACTAAGTGCCTATAAAAAAGAATGTCGAATCTCTTGTTTTCCTACTGTCTGGAAAAAAGAAGTAGAAAAACAGGTTGATATATGGGAGGAAAAATATAGATGAAATGTTTGTTTGTGTCTTTGCATGACGAGGAAGATGATGGTGATGAGGAGTATATATATGATAAAACTTTTACCACTAAGGCATCCCTTATATCTTTTAAATCTAAAAAAAATTTATTAAACTACTTACAAAAAAATATTAGTTATTCAAAGGGTAGCAAAGTAGTAGATTTTAAATCTATTAAAAAATATTTGGATGAGTGGGGTCACTGTATGTGGGTACTCCCATATAAAGATTTACAATGGGCAATATCTAATTTTAGACTTACAAAAATTAATATTAATATAAAGGAAACAGCATGATTGAAAAACAAATAATAAAACTAATGCTTAATAAAGATTTTTATACAGAGTATAAAGGTAGGGTATCTCGTAATGTATTTCAAGGTAGCTTCGGCTCCTTGTATGATACAGTACAGAAAGCACATGATAAGTATGATGCTAATATAAGTATTGATGAGTTGTACTCCTTACATACTACAGTATTTAATCCTGCATTAACACGGGCAGCCAAAGAACAATTCCATGAATTACTTGAGGACATAAAAGAAACACAGGAACCTTCTAAACAAATAGCAGATGATATTATAAAAATATTAATTGAAAGAGATGTTGCACAGAAGATAGCAATAGAAGCTACTGAAATATTTAATGGTAAACCTGCAGACTTTAATTTTATTACTAATCTTATAGAAAAGCATAAGACAGGATTACCTGCACAAAAACTAGATGCAGTAACAAACGACATTACTAAACTACTTGAGGAGTTAAATGTTGTTAGTAAGTGGCAATTTAATATCACTATACTTAAAACTCACATAGGTGGAATTGGTCCAGGAAATTTAATGATAGCATTTGCTAGACCAGAGGTAGGTAAGACAGCATTCTGGGTTAGTCTTGTAGCAGCACCCTATGGATTTGCTGAACAGGGTGCAAAGGTACACGCATTTATTAATGAGGAACCTGCAGTGCGTACACAGATGAGAGCCATTAGTTCTTTTACTGGTCTTAACAAAGAGCAGATTACTGAAAATGTTCCTGCAGCTAGGGAAGAATGGATTAAAATAAAAGATAATATTACTATGATTGATACTGTTGATTGGTCTATGGACGATATAGATAGTCACTGTGAAAAACATAAACCAGATATAATTATTATAGACCAATTAGATAAAGTAAATGTAAGTGGTACATTTGCAAGAACAGACGAGAAGTTACGAGCCATCTATACAAGTGCAAGAGAGATAGCAAAGAGAAGAAATTGTGTAGTCATTGCTATATCACAAGCATCAGCAGATGCAGATAATAAAGATCATATAACTTTTACTATGATGGAAAATTCTAAAACAGGCAAAGCAGCTGAAGCAGATTTAATTATTGGCATTGGTGGTAATACTTCTATTGATCCAGGCAATACTGATAGAGTATTAAATGTTAGTAAGAATAAAATAACAGGGTGGCATGGGAGTCCACACTGTGTGTTAAATAGATACATAAGTAGATTTATAGGATAACAGAAAGGTAATATGATAACAACAGTAGACGTAGAAACTTCGTACCAAAAAACAGCTTCAGGTGGCTTTGATCCATCACCATTTAATCCTAGTAACATATTAGTTAGTGTAGGAATTAATGATGAATACTATTTCACTAATCATAGTGAGAGAGTTGATGTTGGTTGTCACAAAAAGATACAAAAAATATTAGATAAAACTAAATTATTAATAGGACATAACATTAAGTTTGATTTAAGTTGGCTACTTGAGGCAGGATTTACGTATACAGGTAATGTATATGACACTATGATAGCAGAGTATGTATTAAATCGTGGTGTTAGGGATAGTTTAACACTATTAATGTGCTGTAAGCGTAGAAATTTAGATGCTAAAGATGATGCAGTAAAAGAATATATGGATCTAGGTGTATCCTTTGAGAATATCCCTGAAGAAATTGTAGAAAAATATGGTAGAGTTGATGTGGCTATTACTAGACAACTGTTTGATGCACAGATGGTAGACTTAAGATCCGATAAGCATAAAGGTTTATTAAAAACAATTAAAGTTATGAATGAATTTTTAATAGTGCTTACTGATATGGAACGTAATGGTATTAATATAAACTTAGAAGACCTTGCACAAGTAGAAAAAGAATACCGAGCAGAGTTTGCATATTTAAAACAGAAGATAGATAAGATTGTCTACAATAAAATGGGTGATACTAAAATTAATCTGGGTAGTCCAGAACAATTGTCATGGTTAATATATTCTAGAAAGCCTACAGATAAAAATGAATGGGCTAAGATATTTAATACAGGTGTGGATAAGTTTACAAAGAAAAATAAAAAGAGACCTAAGTTTTCTTTCTCAAGGTTTAGAACTTTAGTAGCTAATAATTCTGAGCCTATACATAGAACTATGGCTAGTAGATGTTTACATTGTACAGGTAAGGGTGTAACTTTAAAAATTAAAGTTGACGGCACACCTTATAAAAAATATAGTAAGTGTGAGGATTGCCATGGAGAAGGTATTATATACTCTAACATGGCTAAACTTGCAGGGTTTAATCAAAGACCTAGAAATGTATATGATATAGCTGACTCTGGATTTAAAACAGATAGAATAACCTTAAGTAAAATTGCAACAGAAGCAGAGGGAGAGTTCAGGGAGTTTATTGATTCTATAATTAGACACAACGCTATCTCTACATACCTAAATACTTTTGTAGAAGGTATACAGAACTTTACAAATGCTAATGGATTATTACATCCTAAGTTTATGCAAGCTGTAACAGCAACAGGTAGACTATCAAGTAGAGATCCTAACTTTCAAAATCAACCTAGAGGTACTACCTTTCCTATTCGTAAAGTTATACAATCTAGATTTGAAGGTGGTCAGATTCTTGAGGTAGACTTTGCACAACTAGAGTTTAGAACTGCAGTATTTCTTGCACAAGATAAACAAGGTATGGAAGATATAAAAAATAAAATAGATGTACATAAATTTACTGCTGACATCATAGGTGTATCACGACAAGATGCAAAGGCACACACGTTTAAACCTTTGTATGGAGGCACAACAGGTACAGAAGATGAGAAGAAGTATTATAAAACATTTGCGGAAAAGTATAAAGATATAACTAAATGGCATGAGGAATTACAAAGTCAAGCTATAAATTTTAAAAGGATAATATTACCTACGGGTAGAGAATATTCATTTCCATATGCAGAACGTATGCCTTGGGGTGGGTCTAGTTATTCTACTCAAATAAAAAATTACCCAGTACAAGGATTTGCAACTGCAGATATTGTACCTTTAGCATGTATAAAAATATATAAGCTAATGAAAGAACAGAAGGTAAAGAGTTTACTTATTAACACAGTTCACGATTCTATTGTGGCTGATGTTTATCCTGGAGAAGAAGCTGTAATGAGTAAGATATTTGACCAGGGTACAGCATCCGTAATACCTGCATTGAAAGAGTATTATGGAATAAACTTTAATGTTCCACTTGACACAGAGATCAAAATGGGATATGATTGGTTAAATATGAAGGAGATAACTAATGACTAAGACTAATATAGTACTAAGAGTAGTAGGGTATACGTATAGTAAACCCTCAATAACAGTTGAGTTAGATATGAGTAATAGGAATGAGGCTTTAAGTATAGCCGATAAACTTAATGACATAGCTAAAGCAAAAGGCGAAGACACTACAATATATTTCGTAGAAACTATTGATATACCAGAGTATAATAAAGATAGTGATGACGAGATACCATTTTAATAATAACTAACCAAGGATACAATATGAATACACCCTTACTAGACAAAGAGTTGTGGGAAGAATACGGTAATGATGAGCAAGAAGAAGCTTATGATATGCTACAAAGTTTAAAGTCCCAACATAATGGAGATCCTACAATGTTATATATAAATGAAAATGAAGAACTACAAAGTTACTTAATGTGGTTTGCTCGCACCGAAAACTTAACGTGTGAGATTACAGAGGGAGTTACTAGAGTATGCTAGAGGTGTTACTGGGTGTGGGTTTTATAGTGTTAATTTTACTATTTGTGTGTGATGTGTTTTATCCACCTTATAAAAAATAACACTTGACAAACATACTAAAATGTGGTATAAGTAAATCAATCAACTAAGGAGGACTATGGAAAATAACATAGCAAATATAAGTGAGATGACCAACGAGCAGATAATGAAAGCTATTGGTCAGGACGATGGTTCAAGTAAAGGAATAAATATTCCTAGACTTGGAATCAACAGGGCACCAGAAGATGACGATGGTAATAAATTACCAGTAGGTAATTTGTTTACATTTGATGCTAGTGTTGGTCAAAACGTATATGGAAAACCAGTTACATTTAGACCATTCATAAGTGCAATGCAATACATGCACTATGATCCAGATAAAAGTGAGTATGTAAACAGATCCATTATCATTAAGAGTTGGAAAGAAGAAGCTGTAGATATACTTGGTGGAGTAAAATGTGGTAAGGTTCTATTTAAAGATAGGGAATCTTTAACGCCAGAACAGTTAGCAGAGCAGAGAACTATAAGATGTTATAGATTACTCTATGGTCTGTTATCTTTTAATGGAGTAAAAGCAAATGGAGAAGAACACATTGTTTCTAACATGCCTGTGCTATGGAGAGTTACAGGTACAGCATTCTCTCCAGTGGGGTCTGCTTTGGAACAAATAAACAAGCGTAAAAAACTAATGTTTACTACTACACTATCTATAGATACGAATAGACAGAAAAAAGGTGGTAATGTTTATTACACACCAGAGATTTCTGTTAATTCTGAGGCTGGATTAGAGATGTCTAAGGATGATATGGAAACATTAACAGTCTTTCAAGAAGCTATTAATAAAGAAAACACAGAAGTAGTTGATCTTTATAAAGCAGCTAAGAAAGCTGCCTACAAAGTATCTGATGCAGATATGAAAGTAGTAATAGACGCAGTTGAAGATCCACTTGAAGTGCTGGTTGGATAATGAGCGACATACTTCATAAGGTTCAGAACTATCTGGATAAAGCAAATAAAGATCCTGTAGAAGTATCTGATAAATTACTTGAAGAGTTTGGTGAGGCATGTAAAAGTGCCTTACGCAAACAGTTTTCAGAGAAACGAAGAGGAACATTTAAACCAAGAATGTCAAGTATAGGTAGACCACTATGCCAATTGCAGATGGAAGCAAGAAATGTAAAGGGTGAAGGTCAACCATATAATGTTAAGATGAGAAATACTTTTGGAGATCTCATTGAAGCATTGGCTATATTTGTTATGAAATCAGCAGGAGTAGAGATAAAAGATGAACAGAAAAAAGTTAAACTTAAATTTGCTGACTCAGAAATTGAAGGCAGGATTGATGTTAAGATTAATGAGAAGGTGTGGGATATTAAAAGTGCATCACCATACTCATTTACTAAAAAGTTTGAAGGTGGATTCGATGAAGTTGCAAAGGATGATGCGTTTGGATATATACCTCAAGGATATCTTTATAGTGAAAGTGAGAAGATGCCTTTTGGTGGATGGATAGTAATTAATAAATCTACAGGTGAGTGGACAGTATGTGAAACTCCTATAGATGATGACGAGTATAGAGTTAAAGCATTGGCTAGTGCAGAACAAAACATTGCAGCTATTAAAAACAATGTACCTTTTAAAAGATGCTTTGAAGAAGTAGAAGAAACATTCAGAACTAAGAAGACAGGTAATAAAATTTTGGGCATGTCGTGTACATTTTGCCCATACAAACTTCCTTGTTGGGGAAGTGAATTGAAACTGCTACCACAACAGCAGTCTCAAGGTAAGAACCCTAAGTGGGTTTGGTATACTGAAGTAAAGAACCCTAAGAAAAAGGAAACTTTTGAATAGGGAATGTTATTTCAACTTGGTAGGGGATAGTATTGAGGGGTCTATTTCCTACCTTTATCATATGCTATGATATATTTTGTAGTATCTAAAAAGAAAGAAGACAAAGAATTTAGAATGTTTACTAATATGATTTTTGATACAGAAAAAGATGCAGAAGAATTTGGAAGAAAAAGTATGAAGAGAGGTTTAGAATTTAAAGCAGTAGAATATAATAGTGAAAATTATAAAAGGTATTGGTACAAATAATGATAAAAGGAAAAAAGATTGATGAAGCAAATTCAATAAAAGTTTTAGTTACACCTTGGGAAAAAGGTTTTACTTGTGGTATCGTAATTGACAGTAAAGCTTCCATGTCAACAGAGGAATATGAATTATGTTCTACTGTTGCAAGAGGTATGATTAAGATAGCAACTTCAGATCCCCAAACTACATTCATGTATGGGCTTCGTGGTTTTGCTGATGACAAAAAGAGTAACACAAAAACTTTAACAATTAACTCTGTAGCAGAATTTGACAGTGAAGATAATGTTATTGATTTTATTGAATACTTAAAACATAAAAGAGATAAGGAGTTAAACTAATATGGCAACACACTTAGTAATAGGAGACCCTCACTGCACTCCAAAGGCAAGCAATGACAGATTTTTATGGGCAGGTAAATTTGCTTATGATCTGAAACCAGACACCATAGTATGCATGGGAGACTTTGCTAGTATGGATTCATTATCAAGCTACGACAAAGGTAAGAAATCTTTTGAAGGAAGAAGATATAAAAAAGATATAGACCATGTACATGATGCATTGGAATTATTTAACAAAGGTCTTAATGGAAGACGACCAAGAAAAATCATGTTACTTGGTAATCACGAAGATAGGATTAATAGAACAGTAGATGACATCCCCGAACTGGAAGGTACAATTAGTACAGATGATTTTAAATTTGAAAAATATGGTTGGGAAGTTCATGCTTACCAAGAGCCAGTTGTGGTCGATGGTATATATTACTGTCATAACTACCCTACTGGTGTTATGGGTAAGCCTATTAGTGGTGACAATATCGCTCGTGCCTTATTAATAAAAAATAAAGTATCCTCTACTGTTGGTCATATACATACATTCGATTATGCCATGTGTGCATTACCTTCGGGTAGAAAACTTATGGGGCTATCTGCAGGATGTTACTTACATCATAAGGAAGACTATGCTAAAAACACACAGCAAATGTGGTGGAGTGGTTTAGTAGTTAAACGTAATGTAGATAAAGGGGAGTATGATCTTGAAATGATTGAGTATAATACTGTTAGGAGAAAGTATGGTAAAAAGTAAAAGAGTATATGATAAAATAATAGACCATGGTCATGACATATCATACGAGAATGAAAGAACACATGATAGTGTTAATTCACCTGCTCATTATAAGTATGGTAAGAAAGAAACCATTGATGTTATAAGAGATTGTACCACTAGTGATGAGTATCATGGGTACTTAAAGGGTAATGTCTTGAAATATGTTTCAAGGTATAAGTTTAAGGGGGAGCCATTGGAAGATCTAGAGAAGGCACAATGGTATTTAAATAGATTAGTACAGGAGGTTAAAAATGGGGGCAGTTAAGAACGCACTACTAGAGGTGGAAGCCTTTGTGTATGAGTGTATAGAAAAAGGAAGAACATTAAATCAAACAATAAGAGATGCAGAAGATGAGTTTAGTAGGGTAGATAATGTATACTTTATTAATGCAGATTTTATTGAAGATAAGTATTATCAATTTAGAGGGAACATATGAAAGAGAATGAAAGGACAGGATCAAGAACATATTTAATAGACTCAATACAACTGCAAGATATAATGAGGTACCTAATGACTAGACCTTACGCTGAAGTAGTACAGCTTATGAATATGTTAAGTAGATTAAATCAACTAGATCCTAGCATTGGTGCAGACTTTGTTAAGAAACAAACAGGTGATACCAATGGAAAAAAATAATTCAATACATAAGACAGGTTTATTGTTTGAACTAAAGATAGGTTTAAATAAAAACAATTCAATTGTGATTGACTATGGTGGAAAACCCGTGGGTAAAATAAGAGAAGCACTTAAAGATTTTAAGTACCAAGCTAATCTTTGTGCAGCAATTATTAACCATGCTAACTCTACGGGTAAAAAACTAGAGGATGACATTAAGGAAATGATTCAGAAAATTTAAAGTTTTGGTCTGAAGAAGTTGCACCAAAAAAAAGGCTCCCTTAAAGGAGCCCTGTTGTTGCCTAACTGGGGGAGTTAACGCTCCCCTTTTTTTATGCGTGTAATTATTTCTTTGCTATAGTATCTTTATTAATTCCTTTTTTTATTATGTAGTCTTGGGTACCATTGGCACCTGTATTAACTTCCTTCTTAAGATCTCTGAATAAACTCATCTCTTTTATTTTTTTATAATTATCTTTTAAAAATGCTTCTATTGATTTTGTATCTCTCATTAACAATTCCATGCTCTTAAAGCTTTATTAATTCTACTCTGAGGATCATTAGCAGTTTTCTTTGAAGTAAGTTTCT